GAGTGCGGATCATCAATAATTAATAAATCAGCACCACGTCCTGTGATTGCACCACCGACACCTGCTGCGAAATATTCTCCGCCTTTGTTTGTTTCCCAACGACCGGCTGCTTTAGAATCTTGAGACAACTCGATATCATCAAAGACATCTTGAAAAGCATTTTCTTCCATGAGGTTACGAACCTTTCTACCAAAGCGGTAGGATAGTTCTGCTGTGTGTGTTGTTTGAATGATCTTGAGCCGTGGATCACGGCCCATCATCCATGCCGGAAATAAAAATGATGCAAATTCTGATTTGGTATGTCTGGGTGGCATATTTACGATTAGTCGATTTATCCTCCCCTCCGCCAAGTCTTGAAACTTTTCTGCAATTTTTATGTGATGGGGTCCCTCTACAAACTCTGGCCATACTTGTTTTACAAATTTTATAAAATTATTCTGGGCTAATGTTTTTAATTGAAATGTTTTTTTACGTAATAATAATTTTTTCTTGAGAGTATCTAACTCTTCAGGAGTCATATTATCGTAATTAACAATACGCTTGAACTGTTCTACTTCGGACATCAGATGTTTATACCATATAGTCTGTATGTGCAAAAGTTTATATATACAATAACCTATATTGTGCTACGCTCTTTTTAGGGTTGTCCCTCCTTTAATTTTTAAGATCTGGCAAGATGCACAAAATGAGCCTCACGAATGGAACTAGAACTAGGACTAATTAAAAAGTTATCCACAGCCTTTTAAAATAAATAAAAATAAATTGAAACAATCTAGAATTTTAGCCGTTTACTTATATAAGATATTATTGGAAATTTCCTATAATATTTGTTGACTTATTTTTTATGGGAATTTATAAGTTAATTATCTTTTAACAATGGAGAAACACATGAAAAAAGATATGATTAAAAAAGCAGTAGGATCTTTACTCTTTTCTGTTGAGTTTGAAAAAGCAGATAAAAGTAAAAGAATTATGCTTTGCAAGTTGCCCACTAATGAAAAGTTTTTTTCTGGTGGAGAATTAAAAGGCGACCGCAATCACTTATTAGAGGTGATTGACGTCACAGTATTGAGAAAGAATCCAGATGAGCCAAAAAAGGCTTGGCGTTCTGTTAATCTTAATACTTTAACAAGTCTAAAAATAAGAGGTGTAGAATGGGTATAAATTCTGATGTAATTTTCAGATATGAAAATAATATTGAAATATCTTGGAATGGCTCGGCTACTTTCAATGTCTTTATGAATGGTAAAGCTGTGAATTGTTTTACTGAATACGATATTGAAACGCTTGATCAAGCTAGAAAGTCGGCTGATGAATGGTTAGCAATCGAACTTGAAGAAGAAAAGTTAAGGTATGCAGATGACTACTAAAAATATTAACAAGGGCGACGATAGTCGCCCTTACAAAAAGTGGCTTGAAAAGTTTTTCGTATCTTATGATAAGTGTCGAGAAAATTTAGATGATGTTAGTGATCAAATTTACGATCACGATATTAAAACAATTTATGGAACGCATGGCGAGGAATATTTATTATCGGTTGAGGTTGATAGAAACACCGAGCTAGATGGATTTCTTGAAGATGCGTTTGAGGGGTGCTATGATGATTAAAAGAATAGGAGCTGTCTTGATGTCAAGTGGCTCAATATGGTTCACGATTTGCCTGGTAATATTTATACTAGGCTTAATATTTCCACACTACTTATGATAAACTTATTGGCTGCAGCTTTGAGCTGCAGCTTTATTAATGAAAGGATAATTATGGAACAAATACTCTTGGATAAAGTTCAGATCCTAGAAGACCAGCTTGGTAGGACTGAAGACGCATGGTTAAAAAGAATATGGGAAGACCATATAAATGATTTAATGCGCAAGGTCTCAAGACTTAAAAAATAAGAAAGGGGGCAATGCCCCCTTAATTTAATCTTCAATAGCGTCTATAACTCTAGCAACTGCCTTTTGGTTAAACCCTCCTACATTCCATTGATCAATGTTATTTAGTTCTAAGCCCTCGGCTTTCCCTAAATAGTTATGACCATTCTTCCAATTATAAATGGTAGCAATTGTTCCGTCGGCAAATTTAAAAGCCCATTCAACATCTGTTTTATAGTTATCACCATTTGGATCATGAGGTTCCCCGAATGTTTTTAGTAGCTGTTCATATGTTGCTTTTACGTATCCTTGGAGGTGAGTCCCTCCTGTCATTGTAGTTTTTTCCATAATCATTCCCTTTCTTTAAATTATACTATTGACTATAAGAATTATCCCATATATGTAAAGTAAATAATTTAACTAAAGGAGTGAATTATGCCTAACTGGACTAAAAACAATGTTTTGTTTGTTGGTAAGAAAAAACAACTTAAAACATTGAAGACTATGTTGAAGTCAAAAGATAATGATTTTGATTTCAATAACATTGTTCCAATGCCGAAAAATATTTTTCGAGGACTTCTCGGTAGAGAGGAAGAAGAAAAGTATGGAAAGAACAACTGGTATCACTGGAGCATTGATAACTGGGGAACGAAGTGGAATTCTGTTGATACTCGTGTTGAGGAAAATGGAAACACTTTGTCTTACAACTTTATGACTGCTTGGGATTGTCCTCGTCAAATCGTTAATGCATTAATGAGAATGAAAAAAACAATTCTTAAAGATATTAAAATATCTTGGGAGTGCATTCACGAAGACGGATACGAGGAAGAAACAATAATAGATATAGAGGAGGATTATAATGAAGAAACCTATAATTGAACACTATGGAAATGTAGGAGTTGACTCTGGTCAACTCCTCATTATTGACCCATGCTACTTAGAAGAATTCATGAAACTTTATTCTTACGAGGATATTTGTGAGTATGAAGGCAACATGCAATACAAATTAGGGCACGATGGTATAGCTTGTAAGCTTGGTGATTTCGGGGGCGATGGTTATTTCTCAATTGACTCTGTAACTTACCATAATAAGTATTCACCAATGTACTCTAAGTTCGTACTAAATTTGTACGAATAACACTCCTTGACTAGGGGCTCTCTAGCCCCTGGTTTATTCAAGCTGCAATTGTGCAAGGATTATTAATCTATGCGAATGAACTGCAGCTTGATTAAGCCGCAAGGCTCAAGCAGCTATGAGCTGCAGGGCGCAAGGGTGGGACGAGCGAATTTATTCATTAACGACCCCCACCCAAGCGCAAGATTTTATTTGACACTGTATAAGATTTATCTTATACAGTTATAAAAGAAAGGAGTGTATATGATAGATACATTAATTAATAAATACTTGCCTGACTTTACTAAGAAGAAGATCAGCAAAGAAGACGCTGCCGAGCAGCTGTACCAGGCACTTTGCAAACAAGCCCGAGCTGTCGGCCACGATCCAGCTTGGGAGGTTTCAAAACCTAGACCCTATCCAAGCGAGTACACGCATACCGATGAGGAAAGGGAGGGAAGAGAAAGCGGTGCTCTCATGGTTACATACGAGGCCGGACCTTTTGACTGGGGTGTGAGCTATTCTTTAGGATCTAATCCTAAATCATATGATCCAATGGAGAACCCGCAGGATTGGTACCTGGAAACGCATTGGGGGTTCGACGTTATATTTACAGACAATTAAAGATCTTGGCCGCCAATTGGCGGCCTGATTTATTCAAGCTGCTGGTGGCAAAGTAGGGCAAGTCCCACGCCCAGCAGCTTGACTAAGTCACATGGTCGATGAGCCAGGTCTCAAGATCTGAAAAGTCACAAGGTTCAGGGAACAAGGCACAGGGTTCAAGGCTCAAGCCTTCTTTTGCAAGTCGCAAGGCACAAGATCCAGAATAAATCGAGATGCCTCCTCGTCCGAGGGGGGTGGCCATGATAAACGAACAACCACCATTCGTATTATGGCTCATATGCCATGATATTTGACCGGGAGAGAGCTTGACTTTGTTACCCGTAGTTACCTTAAGCTCTATCCAAAACTGTCCTCGTTGTTTATCTGTGATCTTATAAACGGCAAGTACATCAGGCAATCCTAACGGAGTGACAGCTTCTATTCTTGTTAAGGTAACTTTTGTAAATTTATCTTTGATTCTTTTCCAGAATCTCGTCTCCGGTTTCGTTGTCATCTACCTCTCTATAACTCCCCTCGATAGACAATTTCTTGTCCATATCTCGCAATAACTTATCAACTTCTTCACGATTCAATTGATCTATACTGCCATGCATTATCTCTTTTCTGTCAATGTAAAGACCACCAACTTGACCCCTAGATTTTTCAGCCGTAACGGCTGCATTCCAATTGCCTTTTTCCTCTGCACCTCTACTCAATTGATCTAATCTTTTTAAATGTTTGTGAAGATTAATTTCATATTTCTTTTCTTCTTGATTTCGCAGCTCACGGATATATTCAGTGCAACCAGGGTGTTTGCGTAGTTCGGAGGCCTCAATTCTTGCCCTCTTTTCTGAGTATCCTGCTGCAATAGCACATTCAGTAGCTGTTTTTGTGTCGCCTTCTTGAACAAACAATAAACAAAACTTTGCTTGTTTTGGTGTCAGTTTGTCTCGTAACTGTTCTAGTTCCATGATACCCTTATAACATGTTTTTGGCAGAAAACAAGGAAACCACCGCTACGCCATATATACCAGACGTAGCGGACATGTAGCGGTTAAACCAGGGTTAAGTCATTGTAATGTATATATTATTTCACTACCGCTACACCGCTACACCGCTACACGAGATATTTGAAAGGTTAAATATAATTTTGTTGTAGAAATAACTATAGCATTGTATAGATGAATCTTATTCACTCCCTTTCCCCCTCCCAATGTTTTCATTCTTCATTGGAGGGGGTGTTTTTATTTGACATCAATATGGGATAATTAGTATATCATACATTAAAAGGAGAAACTTATGAATAAAAGAATAGTTAGAGTACCTATCACAGATGTTGGAGATATTTCTGGTGGATATGATATGGTCGAGTATCACATGGATTTCACTGAAACAGTAAATAAATTATTAAAATCAAACAACATTAATTTCAATCTATCATCATGTTCTCATGGTGGTGAGGGTTATGAAGATGATTGGCGAATATTGTTTGAATTAAAAAAGGAGGAGGATTGATGAGTAAGTTTGATTCGTGGGTCATGGACCAGCAAGAAAGGGCCATGGAAGAAGCTGCAGATCGCTTGAAAGAAGAAGAAGGATTAAAAACTTTCAAGGTAACTGAACGCTACATCAAAGAAGATACTTGGATTGTTAACGCAATCAA